CTCGGCGTCAACTTCCAGACGCTTGGACTTCTGGCTGCGCCGAGAGCTTCGGCTTCGGCGGCGATGTTGTAACCTGATCCTTTGAAGCGACTCGTACGACGACCTCCATTGCCTCCTTCGCCGAGGATGACGCGGACACTAAGCCCTCCAGAAAAGGGCCGATACCATCCGGAAAAGTGCATCGACCCATTGCCTGCAAAACTTTCATTTGTGCACCAGCTGCCAAACCTCGACCGCGTTTTTCCACTTTGTCATTGCCTAGCAGCGAAGTGTCCGGATCTTTTGGATTACGCTGCGATGCTGCTATGATAGCTCCCATCAACGCAGGATCCATGTTGATTGACTTATTACTTGAGCTTGCCAATTGCTGAAAAGCATTTGGAAAGCGTCCCAAGATCTTACCGATGTCCTCACCTGAGATGCCAAAGACATCAATAGCTTGGTCACCGCCGATATCCACCCGTTCATAACGCGGAAGAACATCAATCAGCGATAACATACTCGCCATGTTGTTTCTCCTCTAGTCAGCATCTAGTGACCAGTGTAAGTAATCGTCCCAAACCCTCCCGAAACGTTGTCGAACAGAACGTCGGCCTCGAAGTCCAACGTGCCCCACGATCCGCTGCCAGTTGGCAACAAGCCAATTGCCTTGGTCGGCGTGAACAGACACACTGGGAAATCATACGTGTACTGCGGTCCGACACTGTTCGTGTTCACGAACCGGAAGTGCGCATAGATCAGCGGCTGCGACAAGATCGTGATCGGCGTTCCCACATTGGGCTGGGCATTTACCACGTTACCGAGCGCAGCCATGCCTAGATTTCTTGCCGTGATCTCCTCAAGGATGATAGTGAGTGTAGCCGCCACTTCAGTCACAACCACGAGGTCCTTTTTACGCACACCAACGCGTGAGCTGTAGTGCTCCAGACGGGTCGGCTTGACCTGAAACGTGAACTCAGTCACGTTCCCACAGTCAATCAAACTGCCATCCGCAGGCACAGTAGGTGGGATCAACTGGATATAGGCGATACCGCGGCCGACGTAGTAGTTGCCGGTATTTGGGCTAGGTCCAGTGATGATCAACGGCTCAACAGAAGGACCGCTGCCACCAAACCGAGGACCGCTTGCATCGTAGTAAGTGTCCGACATGGGACGCTCCTTTCAGTTTTGGACTGGAAACATTGGATAGAAGAACTCGAAGAGAAGCATTACCCAGGCACCGAGCGCACCAACTGCTCTGGGTATCTTCAAGTCAGTTTCAACAGCGCTCAGATAGTGTGTACCGTTTGCCGTCACCAGATTAAGAATTGAGGGATCATTGACCACTGCCGCATTCACTAAATTCATCCATCGAGAAACTTCAGGCCCTACTGGATTGACAACACCTTCAAGGATATCATTTTCAATTCTATCTCTGCTCTGTAGCAAGATCACAATCTGCGGTGACATATTCCATATCGTCGGAGGCATTCTTGTGGACTTATGCATTCGCACATCTTGCGTCAGTTTAGTGCCACCATCAAATAGCAGAAATGTCGGTCGGGGAACTCCCAGTACGCCTGTCGTCGGAGGACCATGATTTCGATAAGCTGAAGCTATGCCACTGAGTCCTTGGCCGATAACTAACAGGCGCTCGAGAATAGCCTCACGCCGATCAAGATCGATAGTGCTTCTAACTGCGATGTTCATGCACGCACCTGCAAACGCCAATAAAGCACATTGCGACTTGGACCGACGCGCGCCGGAGGAGCAACGATTTTGAGTAATTCATCTGTCTGTGGATTGCCACTCGTATCTAACATCGGGGCACCATCATCATCCACTTTCAGTGTCACTAGCACATCTTTCTCACTGGGCTCAGGGTCTAGGGGCAAATTAGTATCCGGACTGATCTCTGATATAAGCGCCTTGCGGTCAGCCGGATTACTAATGCCGCCCAAGCGCTCCATTGCTGTAAATTGCGCGGGTAGATAGGAGACGAACCGATCTGGCAGCCCGGGCTGACGCAGCAGGGCGAGATCACCGTAACGTTGGATCAAGCCATGCCAGACTGTGCGCGAACGTTCAATACCAAAGGGAAATGGTTCAAATAGAGCCATGTTACATCACCGTTGCACTACCAACTGTAAGAACAGCTGGGAAGTTCTTTCTCACCAGTTGCATATAGCGCACGCCATAGATCGTCATAGTAAGATCTAGCGGCTTATCCAGTGAAGGCTGCGACGGAACTGCATAAGTCACAGACAGCTCAGGCGTGCGCTCGCTCTGGATCACCTGGCCTGCACCGCCTGATTGCGCACGCATGACTGCAACCTGCAGGAGATGACCCGCATAGTACATGATTGCAAGCGTCAGGTTAGTATCATCGATCCAGCCACTTGGCCCGCCAATCGTGCTGCCACAGGCAACTACAGCTTCCTCGATGGCGAACTCAATATCGCCATCATCTAGATTCCTGAATGGAGAAAACTTGAATTTCATGTTGCTAGCAGAGGGAACAGTCATGGCCTATTCTCCGTCTCGAGCACCGTCATAATACCCCACGATCCACCGATCATCTCGCCAGCTAAATTCAAGATAGTCGCTTCATGGTAATAGTTACGCAGTAAGTTGATCGTGTCATGTGTGTACATCTGCACGGTGAAGCTGAGTGGCGAGTCGATACCGATAATGTCATGCGCTGGACTATCGAGTGAACTCTTCTCGATAACCATCATTCCACTCTCATACAGAGGAATGCCAAACTGCTGCGTATAGACACGCCACCAGATGACAGTGTTCATCAGTGTTGGAGTCACCGCAGGATTGACATCGAAAGTGATGATCTCATTGTATCCCGCTGGAATCGAGAAATTCTGTGGTTGCATCGAGAGAACGGTGATACTCACTTGTCCACCTTCAGTTTGATGCCGGAGCCTGTCTTAGTAGCCTTCAGTTTCTGGCTCTGCTCACTCGCCTTCAGTCGCAACTTCATTTCTTCGATGGCAGTCAATTCAGCGCTCGGTTCCCATGCCTTGAGATGACGGCTGTGTGGCCGCGCGTGAATGAGACTCGCGATCACCTTTACTAATTCGCCGATACCTAAGAAGATATTCTGCGTAAACTCGGTGACGACATGCAGCGAGGTTTGCAATGTCACGACTAACGGCGTGGTGAAGGCAATAGCACGCTTTAGAGTCGCAGAGGCGCGCAGCGTGACCAATTCGCCGAGGCCAATGACAACTCTAGTCGAGATGACTCGCCCTAGCACTAGGGCTTGAGTCATCGTCAAGGCTATCGTCTTGGCGGTAGCACGCCTGAGACTGATAGCTTGCACCGTCAATAGTGTAATAGCCACGCTACGCGTCAACTTTCGTGCTAGTGTCACGGCTTCACCCACTGCAACAGCAATGTTAGCAGTCTTGGCGAACAGCCGCGTCAGTGTGATCTGCTCGGCGATTGCCAGCGTTATCGTCTTGAGCTTGGCGCCACTGGCACTGAGCGTAATCAATTCGCCAAATGCTACTGTAATTAAATGTCCAATACGCTTCGCTAGCGTGACCTGCGATGCCATTGACACTGAGATTGTGGTTCTGACATTGCGTGCTAGCCGAATAATTTGTCCCTGTGCAATCACAATGGGCTGCGTCACAGCATGCAGCCGTACTAAGGTGACAGTCTCACCTATGCTCACTATGAGCGTGCGCAAGAATGCCTTGGTGGCCGCCAGCGTCATCAGCTCGCTGGATGTCATCGTAATAAGATGGGCGACCCGGTTTTGCAGCGTTGCCAGGACTGACGTGCTCAACTGGATCGCCCGCGAGGTCGCGACGCGACGGGCCAGTGTCACGGCCTCGCCTTGCAGGATAGATATTATATGTTGGCCGCTGCCAACAGCGCTCAGCGTGACTTTCTCGGCCCAAGCCACAGTGATAGTCTTAGCCATGCTGCGCACCAGCGTCAGCAATTCACCCTGCGATACGATTATCGTTGCTCGCTTCGCTGCTGTGCGTAGCAGTGTCATTAGCTCAGACTGAACAATATTAACAGCCAACCGCCGCTGCCCAATCATCGCCAGTGTGACAGTGTGTGCCTGCGCCCAGGAAATGATTTTCGCTGCTGCACGCGTCAATGTTACAATCTCGCCCATCTGTACTGAGGTTTGGCGTGCCGCGCTACGCATCAGTGTCATCAGCTCACTTGAACTGACCAAAATGGTGCGCAGGCGCGCAGAAATACGCGCAAGCGTCACTTGTATGGGCTGCAAAATATTGACGGTTAGCAGATGCTTGCTGGTCGCCGCCAACGTCATAAGTTGTGTCTGCGTCAAATTGATAAGTCGTGACAATGAATAAGTACGTGTGAGCGTCACAACAGAATGCGTCACAAGATTGGCGAACACTTCACCCTTGCTGATAATCGACATCACCACCGATAGCGGGCTGGGGATCGTAATAGTGTAAGCCAAACGACGAATGAAAGATACGAGCTGCGGGCTCAAAATCGTCACTGGCCACACATGCGCCATCAACCGTGTTAGTGTCACGAACTGATTCTGACTGATCGATGCAGTAGCTGTGTGCAGCGCAGTGCGCGCCAATGTTACCTGTTGGGTAATGCTAGTGAATATCGCGCGCAGCAATTGCTTAATTGTAATAAGGCTCATAGTCTCGCCCATACTCACCGTGATGGCCCGTAGATGGCTCGCAATCCGCGCCAATGTAACTGCCTGAAGGCTACTCACCAGCAGCGTCAGCAAATGACTGCCAAGTCGTACCAACGTCACCAGTTGCGTCTGCGCGATGTTGATGGGATGCCCAATTGACCTGACAAGGCTGACCAGCTCTGCACTCGATACCAGCAGCGTCAAGGCATGGGATGCCTTGGCCATGAGCGTCACCAGCTCGGCTGATGCGATATTCAACGTTCGCCGGATGCTGACCACGCGTGCCAGCGTCATCTGCTCGCCGTTCAAAATCAATGAAGTGACGAGATGAGTGGCTCTAACTATGAGAGTGGTTAATTGCGACCAGGCCACGGCTATCGGATGCGTGATCGAGCGCAGCAGCGTGACTGCCTCGGCCGCCATAATGGTGATATTCTTGGTGTACTGAACTGTACCAGAGATAAGTTGAGTGACCAGCGTAACCAACTCACTCATAGTCACGTTGATCGTGCGCAGTAGAGACTTAATCGAGGTCAGTGTGACGGCCTGGGCGCTGAACACTGACATCGTGCGCCGGTACAGCTCGGTCTCAGTCATCGTCACGAGCTGAGTGCTGAGTACCGAGATCGTGCGCCGGTAGAACTCGATCTCAGTCATCGTTACGAGCTGCGATAGACCGACTGTGATCAAGTGCACCACGGCCTTGCGCAGCGTCACTAACTGTGGATTCGATAACGTGATCTGTTGAGAGAGTGCCTTCAGACGCGCCAGTGTCACGTTCTCTGCGCTTGACAGCATGATTTGTTTGGAGAGCGCCTTCAGGCGCGTCAGTGTCACGCTCTCGGCAATAGAGATTGGAATGGTTCTCCCTAGCGCGCGCGTCAGCGTCACGAACTGAGCACTGACCAGCGAGATCGTTCTCCGATAAAGCTCTATCTCCGTCATCGTCGTGACGAGCGGGCTGAGAACGGAAATGAGATGAATTACCCCGCGCGCCAGAGTAACCAGCGCAGCCTGGCTAACGGTAATTATCTTGCCTATAGATTTTTGCCTTACCAGGCTAACGAATTGAGTCAATGTCGTTACAAGGCTGCGGCTCAAACTTAGGCTTCTTGGAACGCTGATGCTTGTAGCAATACCTACCCCATATATGAGCTTGTTAATGGTTCCTTGTACAGTGCCAAAGACAAGATGCGCCGTTGCGACAGAAATAACTTTCAATTTCAACGCCTGTAAATTGGCGCTCACTCCAGATGGCCCATAAGCATATTTAATCGTTGCTGGCCGAACAGTGCCAAAGACGGAATGAGACGCAGTAATGTTTATAGCTTTCGGAGATGCCTTGCTTCGCCCCGCAGTCACTGACTCAGCAGAGCTAACATTGACAGCCTGCGTGTACTGAGTGGGACTGATATAAGTGATGACGATGATGCCGCCACCACCGGTACCCACAGCCCCGGCACCGCCAGTCGCACTGCGCTTGCCGCCGCCGCCGCCTCCGCCACCGCCATAGTTGCCACCACCACCGCCATTGCTGGTCGCAGCGACGTTGGCAGAGAAGCCGCCTCCACCTCCTCCACCACCGCCGGTCCCTGCTGTGGAAGAGTCGCTGGTTTGAACCCAATTGCTGACATTGCCATTTGGTCCACCAGCATTACCACTGCCGACTTGACTAGCAGTTGAAGCGGTCGAACCTGCACCACCACCGCCACCCTGACCACCGATGCCAGCAGTACCATTAGGTGACGTCGTGCTGGTTGATCCTGCCCCGCCACCATGGCTCGGTCCGACACCAGTGCCGCCATTCGATCCCGAAGCGCTGGAGACTGCTACACCATTACTAAGATTGTTGGCCGCTCCACCGCCACCGCCGCCAAATCCAGCAGTCGAGCCGCCCGCCGCACCATTGCCACCGCCTGCCGCTGGCCCGCCTGCACCAGCACCACCGCCGCCCCCACCGATGACTGGAAGACTTGCCCCGCCACCCGTCCCGCCACTGTTGCCAGTACGCGTATAGGTGACCGGTGAAGGCGATCCATTGGTGGCAGAAACTCCTCCTGCCCCGCCCGTGTTTGCAGAACCTGCGCGGCCTGCCTCGCCGTAATAAGAGTTAGTGGTAGTAGTTGCTTCCCAAATCGTCGCGGAAGCAGTGCCGTTTGCCGTGTTGGTATTATTGCCAAGACACTGGAATGGCGTCGTTGAGCCGAGTGAGCCGGACGGGGAGGCCAAATTGGTATATGCACCCCCGCCCCCACCACCGCCGCCGTCTCCACCAGTGCCAGTCGTAGCTGCGCCGCTCTGCCCACCACAGCCAACCAACTCCACCTGGTGCCCGACATTGATCCAATCACCCGGCAGTGACCACGGCGAGGTGCTGGCCGATGTCAAGAAAACTACGGGCATCTCAGGTCTCGGCGATGGCGTGGAGATCGAGCGAGCGCTGCGTGTGCTCAAGCTGACGGAGCTGGTACATTCTCACAGCCTCAACCGCCCACGGCTCGTTGCCATAGCGGCCCTGCGCGATCCATTCCCTCACGGTGAGAGCGATGCGCTCGACAACTATCGGAATGTCGTTCCACGCGATCGGCTCGTGCACCTTCAACCGGGGCACGACCACCAGCAGCTCATCGTGGCGCTTGTGATGTCTCAGGCCGCTACGATGCTCGATCACGTAGCGAATGCCGCCGTAGGTATCGATGATTCCGGCCAGCACGCTCGGTCTGGGGTTGCGCTGCGCGCAGGCTTTGTCTCCACCGCCACGGCACTCGATCTCACCGTGACACACTCGGCAAGACCTCGGGCCGAAGCGGTCCATCACGGCACCCGTCTATCGCCGGACTTAATTCTAGAAACCATCGATTGAGTAATGCCAAACTGCTCTGCTAAATCAGCTTGAAATTGTTTAGACGAGCGTATCGATTGCACTTCTGCTTCGGTTAGCATCAGCCTATTGCGCGTGCCATGGCGGAATTTATCGTTTTCATTTTCCTCCTTAGTGCCCCACGTCAGATTATCGAGCGCATTGTTGCTCACGTTGCCATCTAAGTGACGGCTCTCCATACCGCGTGGTCGAGGCCCCACAAATGCTTCCAATACAAGCCGATGAACTGTAGCTGTCGCCCTTCGGCCATCTCCAAACAGACTTATGAAAATCCTGCCTTGCCGTTTCCAGCTTCTTATCACCCGACCTTTTTTAGTTTGAAAACCGCACCATCCAGCGTTCATGCCGCGCGCAAGCGATCTCACTCGACCACGATTGGAAACCTCATAGTGACCTTCCCAATTCAAAACTGATTTCCAAATCTCTGCCATCAAGGTATGCCCACCGCCGTCATGTAGGTGCGAAGGCGAGAGTAGATGTTGGACATATCAGTGCTAGTTAATCCCCCTCCGAAGAAGGCAGCGGAACATCTGTTAGTGCTGTTGTAATAGTTTGGTCCGCTAACCCCCCCATCATACAGAGCTAAGATATAAGCAGTAACGTTTGGCACAGCGGACGTCGCGTGAGCGTCAGTGCCCAGTGACGTGGAGTTATGGTAGAGCGTCACAAGCGTCGAGGTCGTTCGACTACTAGCCAACAGCTCTGCACCAGGATTTGGATTGCCGATGACTGTAAATGCAGTCTGATTGGACTCAAAAAACCAATTATTGCCGATATGGATTCTGGCAAAGTTTGTGCCATCATTACCGCCAAGCAATGCAGTATTTGGATTGGTGAAATTATCTGTCGACCAGAAGCCCAATGATGCCGAGTTGAGCGTGTAATTCACCCCATTCGTTGCAAAGTTATAGCCGCTGTTGATGTAGCTG